CATCAATAGTTTAAATAAAAAACCTTTATAAACAGATTATTACAATTAATAATCTATTTAGTATATATAATGAATTATAGTGAGATAATAGAGATGCCTAACGAGGATAGATTATATATTCACTACGAGAAGAGCAAACACCCTGTATGGATAGAGCATTTTAACCTAGAAACCAACATATCATTCATATACACCGTCAAGAAGACAGGTAGAAGCAAGATTTTTACACGAAAAAATCAAAATAGATGAGTTAGATTTCTACATATATAGCAGAAATAGATATTTACAAGTAATAATTTTAAAATTATTACTATTAGAAATCAAAAATATATCAAATTGTAGAAATCTAATATTGATAGTTAGATATAATTAGATATTTTACTGTAATAATCTAACTTAACGCCCTATAACTTGTATGTTCTGTCTATATTTAGAATATTTAAGAGATAATAAAATATTTATTTATAGTATATAAGATGTCGCAACTTGATATAAGACAGAAAGATAGTAACCCTGATAAAGTTTATTACGACTTAACAATAGCAAATCTAAACAATGGTGATGTTAATCCCGTGAATAGTCCTCCTTTAATATTTAACGAACAAAGACAAAATGCCATTATTCCGAACACAGGTGAATACTATTTGAGTATTGTAAGGTTTCAACTTGATACAACATCTCTGCCTATCTTTGTTCCGATTATTCAGTTAAACCAACCCAACCCTAATTTAACAATTTATTCAGTGACCATTGTAGATAATACTACTGGTGCTCCTACTCAAGTTTATATTGAGTGGGAAAATCAGATCGCTAATATAGATGTTCCACAACCACCAGCACCCAATCCACTCCAAGCAGAAAGTGAGTGGTATTTTTGTTATAATTTTGAATGGTTCGTTAATTTAGTCAATGAAGCATTAGCAACTGCTCTAACAACTGCTGGTGTTAGTGGTGGTATAGCAACTATGTCATGGAACTCTTCATCTAACACAGCAACCTTATATTTAGACGAAGCAAACTTTTTTACTCCCGATCCTTCTACTAACCCTCCTAATCAACCATTATATTCTCTCTACTTTAACCAAGCACTATTTACTTTATTTAGCAGTTTTCCAGCACAATATTTCGGAAGTGTAGGAGTTTCTAACGGAATGAACTACAAAATACAAGTCAACAACTACAACGGTATTAATACTATTCAATTACCAGTGACTGCTCCAACAACTACATGTATCTATATAAATCAAGAATGGGATACGACAAGTGTATGGACACCCGTTTCTTCAATTGTATTTACGAGTGCTACTTTCCCAATCATTCCTACTCGTTTATCACCAGCACAAGCATACAGTGGCGGTGTCCTTTACAATATCTCTCAAAGTGGAAATAACGCCAATATTGCGCAAGTCATTACAGATTTAGCATCGGGAGATTTGTGCTATAAACCATCTTTATTGTATGAACCAACTGCCCAGTTTAGGTTAGTTGATATGGTCGGCAACACACCTTTAACAAACATTAATATTCAGGTCTTTTGGAAGTCAAAGTTAGGAACTTTTGTCCCATTCAGATTGGCAACTGGTAATTCTTGTAGTATGAAATTATTATTCACTAAAAAATCATCCGTTAGTAATAACGCCAACCAGTAATACGATGAATTGTTTAGGCAACTTTTTTATAAATAGTATAGTATTTATAAAAAAAAATATATTGCTAATTTATATAAGAATGGACGCTCCACTATTTCATACCGCCTTAGTGACCGATAGTAAGATCGCTCAAATTACCGACGACCTAGCATTTGCCGTTTATCAAGGTGCTTCTTCAAACACTTATCAACAATTTACTGCTGTTTCAAATAGTAGTTCAAATTTGACCTTCAACGTTCAAATTCCTTCCGAATCAGTAGTCATTTCAAGAGAAGTTTTAATAAGAGCATTAATGACAATTACTTTAACCATCGGTCAAACTGGAACACCAATCATAGCAGGACAAACTGCTTTCAACTATGGTGTAACAGATGCTTTCCAAGCATTTCCTTTAAGTAAGTCATTCCTTACTACAACTGCTACAATCAACAACTCTAACGTATCCACTAACACCCAAGATATTTTAGATGTTTTGTTAAGAATGAATAATTCAAGAGAACTTTTAAGATATTCAGGTATGACCCCTTCTTTTCCTGATAGTCAATATGCCAATTATAGCAGTGGTTATTTAGCAACAAACAATCCTCTTGCTTCATACAATACTGCTTCCTACGATATAGACCAAGTCCCTCGCGGTGCTTATCCATTAAATTCAACTTCTCAAATCTATCAATTCACTAGTGCTGGTGCTTTTGTTTCAAACTCTCCTGTTATTGCTACTACTGGAAACTATTTAAAAGTTGTTCTTGCTATTGAAGTCACAGAACCAATCTTCTGCTCCCCATTCATTTTCGGACAACCTGACTTTAATCAATCAGGTTTAGCAGGTATTAACACTATTAACCTTGTAATGAATATTGATGCAGGACTAAAACGTGTATTCTCTACTATGGCAGGTTCACAAGTAGGAGCAAATTACTCTGTCAGTATTCAAGCAGGTGACCAGTCAGGAATAAGCGCAAATCCAAATCCTCTATTCTATAACCCACAATTATTAATGAACTTCTTATCTACTCAACCAACTCAACTTGTTCCTTCAAGAGTAGTTACACCTTATATTGATTATCCAAGATACATTTCAAACTCAACTCAATACCCAACAATAGCAGGAGGCGTTCAAAATGCCGTTATTGTATCACAAAATATCCAACTTAATCAACTTCCTGATTATTTCTTTATTGCTGTTCGTCCTCAAATGGCAGGTCAGACCATTAAAAACAGTGCTTCATTTTTAACTATTGAAAATATCACTATTAATCTGAATAACGTTTCAGGTATTTTATCATCTGCCACACAAGAAGACCTGTGGAAAATGTCTATTGCTAATGGTTCTACTCAATCTTGGTTAGAATTCAGCGGTGTAGCATCTTCTAACGTTAATGCGAATGGTCTAGGTAGTAGTGTAGGAACAACTGGTTCTTTCCTAGTATTATCACCTGCTCTAAATCTTTCATTATCAAATATGCTTTCCAACTCTTCCATCGGTCAATTCAACTTCCAATTCAACATCACTGTTTCTAACAATCTCGGACAAACTGTCACTCCTGAAATTTTAGTAATCACTGCTAATTCAGGTATGTTTGTCACTTCAATGGGTTCATCATCAATATTCACTGGTCTTCTAACAAAACAACTTGTATTAGATGCCAGTGAGAAGCAAAGTGAAAATCCTATCCAATCCAGTATGATGTCTCGTTTAATCGGTGGTAAGAGCGGTAATATGCCTTCTTCTGCTATGAAACATATGATCGGTCCTCACGGCATGAGACGTGTCGGTGGTGCTAGTGCTTATAGTGGTGGCGCTGATAGTGGTGGTCGTATTTCAAAACTTTCAAAACTTTGTATGTAAGCGAAAAATTTTAAATAATTTTAAAAGTTGTTTAACGCCCTAAAATATCAACTACCAAGTGCCGTCAGATGGTAGATGGGATTACGCCCTACGTGTGGGGTTATTTAAACTTGCTCGTTTTTTCGCAAAAAATTGAACGTCTTTTTCATATTCATATTATACGCAATATAATACGAACATTCAAACATTCAAAAACGCGTCGTCCAATCCCAAAAAATTGAACTGCTTTTTTAGAAACTATTTATACGGCAATAATACAGCAAAATAAGCGAATTCAAACATTCAAAAACGCGTCGTCCAATCCCAAAAAATTGAACTGCTTTTTTAGAAACTATTTATACGGCAATAATACAGCAAATTTTAAGTGAATCGCGAAACACGCCTAACCAAAATAAAATTGAAACAGAAAATTGAACTACTTTTATAATAATATATTATACCGCAAGTAAAGATAATATGGACGCAGAACACACATGCCCAGTATGCTTCGGCGAAGATAATTTAAAAAAATTAAACGGTTGTGGACACGAAGTTTGTACCGACTGTATAGGCAGAATACAACAACAAACATTATACGGTCAAAATCAAGTGCGTACATTCACAGGTGCGAAAATAAATGGAAACCGTGTAGAATTTGTAACCCAAAAATTTATAAAATGTCCGCTCTGCCGTGATTTTGAAAAACCATCCTATTCAGATTTAGAAGAACAGATTAATTACTTAACCCGAGAAATGAGAGCAAGGGGTCATCCAATGGCAATGCGTGTCCCTGAAACTGTGGAGCAACTACACGCAAATATTCAGAACAACAATAATGAAATAGCACGATTACAAGCATTCCAAAATCAAAATCTACAACCACATCTTATCGGTGTAGTTCCAATACGTGACCCTGCCTTTGACCCGCCACCAATGGCAAGACAAATACACAGAGCACCAGTTGCCATATTACCTCCAAATCCAGCAGGACACCATCACGCTGTAATGATGGCACGTGCTGACGAAAATCGCAATAACAGAGGACTTCCTCCAAGAAGGGTATGGTGTATTAATCACAACAGACGTGATGCCGATGGCGAATTAGTGTGCAGAACCGTACATGGCACTCAAAGAAGATGTAATGGACGAAACTGTGCTGGTAATATTAACCGCGTACCGTGCTGTCAGATGTGTGTAGTATGCCCAAATTGTAGTATAGTTAATAATAATTAAAAAAAATAAAAATAAAAATAAAAATAAAAAATAAACATTTATAATTGTAATTTTAATTAAATCCTTTTTTTATTTTTTTATCTCTGTAATTATATATATTTAGATGACTTCTCTGATGTATAATACG